CTTTGTTACTATTAACTTGACGCATTTGATGTTGTGCAGTAGTCCACCATTCAGGATCATCTCCACGTTTTACACGCCAAAGATATCCGCCTATTGAACGTAGCATATTTGCTTCGTTTTCAAAACGCACATCTGGAATTACAAATTTTCCTTGTGGATTATCTAATAATTGTTTTTTAACTAAACTAACCCATATGCCATCGTAGAATCCGTTACGCATACAATCAGTTCCAAATAGTTGTAATACTAGTCGTGGTGTAACAGGACTTCCTGTTTCAGTACTCCAATAAGGATCAACTTTTTCACGCCATGCACGAGAGTCTGGGTTATTGCCTTCAAGCATTTCTCTGTCCCAGCCAAAAACACTAGCAACGCCGTCTTTGAGTTTGTCTGCAAAAGATAGTTTTTTAAATCCCTGTTGTTCAACTAAAAAGTCTGCAACAGTTCCTTTACCTGAACCTATAAGTCCACAAATACCAATTATCATAAAAGATTCCTTATTAAAAGTATCTCTAAATTGTATAGTCATTGTGTAGGAAAGTCAAGTGTTTTTTAGCCAATTACGAATGATAATGGTTTAGAACCATCTACGTAATTTGCCAAGTCCATTTCCAATTTCTCCATTTCGGCCATTGCGTCTGCTTTGAGAGCATCACCGTTGAGTGAAGTTCCGCCTTGCGGTGTTGATATGGTTGCAAATTTGCTTCTTGCTTCACCTAGCATATATTTACATACTGCTAATGTGTAGTCTTTAAGCCATTGTCCAGCATAAGGATCACTTAATAGATTAAAGTCTGGACGATAATTATATAGTTGCATTAATACTTGTTCGTCTGATCTAGGACGTTGCATAATTGTAAGTTTCTTGCTTACAGGATCAAACTTAAAGTTAATAAAACTACCAAACATTTTACCAACTAATTCTTGATATCCTGCAAAAGCATAATACGTACCAAGTCCGCCCATTTGTGATGAACTTAAAAGATATGAATTTGTATAGGCCAAGTTAAATGGTTCAAATAATGTTCCACCATCTCCGCCACCTGAACGTGAACCAATTGAACGTCTAAAAAGTTCTCTTACTTCTATTACTTCATTGGGTAAAATATAATCGTTTGTGTCTTCTTGAAACTCTAGTATAGCATATGATTCTTCTACAGCGTTTTCACTACGTTGTCTAAGTTTGCCAAGTGCTTTTTCTAATGCTACATCATAATGGTTAGGATCAAGTTCAACATCGATCATGCCATCACCGAGCATTGTTCTAACGTAATTAAAGACTGCCTGTTTCTTATTTTCTAAATCATTGCTCATATAAAGTTTCCTCTGTTAAACATATTTATTCTATAAATACATTTACTATGCCCAGACTCAGTTTATATAAACCGGAGAAATCCGCAGATTATCGCTTTATAGACAGGAATGTTAACGAATCCTTTCAAGTAGGCGGTACAGACATATTCATACACAAGTACGAAGGTCCTGTCGATCCTGGTGCTGATAAAAGCACCCCAAGTCAACCTTATGGAACAAACGATATACCCGAGACAAAAATACAAGATTTATTGTTTTTAGAAAACAGAGATAGAAAATATTCAGATGATGTGTATGTTATCCGCGGTATTTACAACGTACAAGATTTAGACTTTGATCTTTCACAGTTTGGAATGTTCTTACAGAATGATACTATTTTTATAACATTTCATATGAATTCAAGTGTTGAAAATTTAGGGCGTAAATTAATGAGTGGTGATGTATTAGAACTACCACACTTAAAAGATGAATATGCACTTAATGATTATGGTGTTTCACTTAAACGTTTTTATGTAATAGAAGATGTAAGTCGTCCGAGTGAAGGATTCAGTCAAACATGGTACCCACATTTATTAAGAGCAAAATGTAAACCAATACTTGATAGTCAAGAATTTAAAGAAATATTTGATAAAGATAGTGGCGAAGGAACAGGATCAACAATACGTGATGTACTATCAACATATGAAAAAGAAATGCAAATTAACGAAGCAGTTCTTAATCAAGCAAATGAAGATATTACAGGCGATCCTGAACAACCAGTAATTAGTGGTTATGATACAAAGCAATACTTTGTAGTACCAACTGATGATAAAGGTAACATTAATATTAATGATGACGGGTCAAGTACTCCAACATTAAAAACTGCAAAAGGAAACTTTTATGTTGGCTATCTTACTGAACAAGGAGTTCCACCAAACGGTGCTTTATACAGTTTTGGATCTCAGTTTCCACAAGCGGCTAGTGATGGTGAATTCTTTTTAAGAACTGACTACTTTCCAAATAGACTTTTCCGTTACAATGGTAATAGATGGGTTAAATACGAAGATGCTGTAAGAGTTGAAACACCTAGCAGTGATACTGCTAAAAATCAAATTGGTACATTTGTTAATAACAAAAGTAAAAATACTATTAACAATACAGAAGTTGATGAACGTCAAGCATTATCACAAGTACTTAAACCAAAGGCAGATAATTAATGCAACATTTTTATGATGGACAAATAAGACGCTTTGTAACACAATTTGTTCGTGTTATGAGTAACTTTAGTTACAAAGATAGTGCAGGCACTTTACGTAAGATACCAACAAGTTATGGAAATCTTACTAGACAAGTAGCACATATCATTAGAGATAACAGTGAAAATAAAGTTGTAAGTGCTCCTCGTGTAAGTTGTTACATTACAGGTTTAGAGTATGCTCGTGATAGAGTTCAAAACCCAACACATGTAAGTAAAGTACATCTACGTGAAAGAGATTATGATTCAGCAACAGGTGAATACTTAGATACCCAAGGACCAGGATACACAGTTGAGCGTGTTATGCCTGTACCATTTAACTTACAAATGAAATGTGATGTATGGTCAACTAACACTGATCAAAAATTACAAATTATGGAACAAATGCTTGTTCTATTCAATCCAAGTTTAGAAATACAAAGTACAGCAAACTATGTAGACTGGACAAGTTTAAGTTTAATCGAATTACAAAGTGTAAACTTTAGTACTAGAACTATTCCACAAGGAACAGAAACAGAAATTGATATCGGAGAACTTACATTTACAATGCCTATATGGATTACACCTCCAGCAAAAGTAAAACAGTTAGGTGTAATTGAAAAAATTGTAATGAGTGTATTTGACGAAACTGGAAGTATTTCAGACGGTATTATTGACGCCGCTGATCCAATGGCAACAGTGAATGTTACACCAGGAAACTTTGGCTTGTTAGTATTAAACAATACTGCTAAATTATTAGCACCTGCTGAAGGAGTATCAGAACCAACACCAGGTAACTTTGATAGAACTGGAGAGGCTGTTAGTTGGTTTAAACTATTAGATCAATATCCAGGCAAATTTAGAGCAGGATTAAGTACAATAAGATTAGCAAAAGCAGACGGCAACGAAATAGTTGCAACAGCAAGTGTAAATCCAACTGATGACACACAAATAGTTTTAAACTTTGATAGTGATACAGTACCTGGAAACACAATTCTTACAGACAGTGTTGCTAGTAGAGGAACTATTGATGCTATAATTGATCCATTAACATTTAATCCAGACTTAGACAATCTAGCACAAGGTACACGTTATCTAATTCTAAATGACATACATCAGCACTTAAAGAATGACAGTTCAGATTCTAACATGAATGCTTGGCAAAATGCAGATGGTACAGTTGTACAAGCAAGTACAAACGATATCATTACATGGAATGGAAGCAACTGGGAAATTACTTTTGATGCAGGATCTAATGATGAGCGTGCCGATTCTAGCGTAGCACAGACCCCTGTCTACATAACTAATACATATACAGGAGTACAGTACAAGTTTACAAATGATGCTGGTGCCTGGTTAAAAAGTTATGAAGGTGAGTATTTAAAAGGGTCATGGCGACTAGTACTATAAAAGATAAAAACATTGTTTGCAGTGGAGCATTATTTTATGCTCGTACTACTAAACGATTTCTATTCTTAGAACGCACTAAAACAAAAACTGCTGGACAGTGGGGACTTGTTGGCGGAATGGCCGAGGGGAACGAAACTCCGTGGACAGCACTTGAACGTGAAATAAGTGAAGAAGTTGGAAAAACTCCAACAATTAAAAAAGTTATTCCTTTAGAAATGTTTACATCAAACGATAGTAAATTTCATTTTCATACATACCTTGCTATTATTGATAATGAATTTATTCCTACATTAAATGATGAACATAGTGGTTATGCTTGGACTAACGTAAACTGTTGGCCTAAACCATTACATGTAGGATTACGTAATACATTACAAAATCGTGTAATAAAAGATAAGTTACAAACAGTTTTAGATTTAATTGTTTAATTTACGTCTGATAAATTAAGATAGTTATAATCCATTTTAATACCTAAACTTCTTGGAAGTATATTAAACGCAATAGTTACACGTTCTTTATCGCTTGGTTGACTGTCGTGTACTAGATAACTTGGAAATAATAATAATCTTCCAGGCATAGCGTTAATAGTAAATATTTCACTTGTAAATGCAGTATTTTCTGCACTACTGGTTTTTATAATTTGTCTTGTTTTATCATGATTGTAAATTCTAGTTGGGGTATTTTCTTCAAAATATAATACACCACTTATTAAACTATTTGAATGGAAGTGTGAATAGATATTTCCACCTGACTTTTCAGCAGTTTTTGGTGCATACTTATTACCCCACATTTGAGTAATAAAATACTCTTCTTTCCTCCAACCTACTGTTTCACTAAATGCACATGCACTATCTAAAATACTTTTTACAGTATCTTTCATATAGTCTTTTTTATGTAAGTCGTCTTCGCTTTGTAAGAAATTATCTCCTTGTACCCAATTTATTTTGGATATGTCTGGAAGATCAATAGTTGTAGTTGCAATTGGTATTGGAAAGATACCGCTAATGTTCAGTTCATTCTTCATACAAATAGTTATATAATAAGTATTACTACAATGGACAAACTGAAGATAAGATTTACTAAACCCCCCGGAGCAATCAATAGTTTATCAGCACAACAAGTAGTTGTTGATAAATTTGAAGATTGGGAATCTATTCCTGATCCTATGCCTGCTACAAAGATGGTACCAGAATGGTTTAAACAAACTAAACCGTTAGGCGGACCTATTGATACTATGCCAACTATTAAAAAATGTCCGCCATTTTTAGATGCAATAACATCAGGATATATAATCAATTTTTGTTCTACTGTTAATATTAAATGTATTTCAGAATCGCAAGTTTCTAAAACAGGTAAAGGATCAATTTTTATGAGTTCACATGCTATTGGACAGTTTGAAAATGCTCCATGGTACGGTAAACCTGTATTAAAATTTGCTAGTCCATGGATTATTGAAACTCCTCCAGGTTGGAGTTGCTTTTTTACCCA